ACATCTTTTCTTGGTATTGCATTAATCATATCCCAAAACGTATCATACTCCTTTCTAAATTCAACAATACCAGGTTTGCGTATTGTTTTTGTTGGAGGCTGTGGATCTGGGCCTTTGAGTTTTTCTTTACTTAACTCAAATAAATAATTAATATCATTGTTTGAATATTTTAAACCAAACTTTTCTCTTATCCATTGTCTAATCTTGGCAATGGCCCTACGTATAAAGTTTAATTGTTTCGCATCATTTGTTTTATGTGCAAGAAATTCCTCTGCTATTGAATAAGCATCATTAGGATCATACCCTTTTTCAACTAATTCCTGTATCTGTTCAGGTGTCATGTGCCGGTAAATTTCCTCTAACATCTTGTTAAACTCTTTACCAAACACAAGCCTTAATCCCTTATGTCCTACTGTTTCATGTAAAATTACCTCTCTAATTTCACTAGTATTTTTGTTATTAGAAAGTATCACATAAACTTCTCCGGTATCAGCATCAAAGAAACCTCTTGATCTTGCCTTTTTCGACATTGCTTTAACAGAATTAGCATATTTTTTAGGCAGTTCACTTTCATTCCTGACAACATTTATTTTAACACCTATCTCACTCGCTATGTTATTTGCTTGTGATACAGCAGCATCTTCCCACTCATAGAATTTATTAAGATATTCATCAGTAAATAACTGACTAGCCAACTCTGGTACTTGTGGCCTCTCAATAAAACTGAACATAGTAAAACCTTTGTTTGCTGCTTTTATTAGGTCAGGTGTTAGTTTCATTGAGTTTGCTGCTACTTCCTTTACTTCACCTTTTTTATAAAATCCTCCTATATCACCACCTAAATCTACATCAACTACATAGCCTATCTTGGTTAATTCATCTGCAATAACTACACCATCATCTACATATTTATCAATAATGGCCGTAACTTCTTCCGGATAGTTCTTATAATCTTCTGGTTTATAAACTTTAGGTGTACTGATTACTGTATTATCAACTTCAACCCCATACTTCTTAAATAGTTTCTTTGCTGTACTAGGAATAATTTTATCATAAAAGGCTTTCATTCCTTCGCCTCCAATAGTTATATCCTGTCCTGTTAACTCTACTATAGATTCATAATTAAAGTCATGTATTACTTCATTTAGGTTTAATCTATCTTCAACGGCATCTGTTAACCTGTTCCATTGTTCCATAGTAGGCCTTTCTACTGTATCTCTTGGTTCTAAGAGAATATGTTTAGCATCCTCTGTTGCCTGTTTTTTACTCATACCTCCTTTTACAGCAGCATCTACAATAGCATTTATTCTCTCTTCATCCTGTTGCTTCCTTTCGTTCAGTATCTTTTCAGCAATCTCTTTGCCGACATATTTATGTAAGTCATTTTCCCCTACATATTGAGCAAACACTTCCTCTCCATCTTCATCATACAACTCAAGACTATTGTCATTCCTGAAATATTTAAGATTATTTGCATACCTACTCAGACTATATCTTTCGGCCTGTTGCTCTCCTTTAGTCCAGGCAATCATATCAAAGCCATTCTCTACTGCATATTCAGTCATTCTCTTTAATACAAGCCCGGTCCATTGAGAAGTATGTTTAAAAGGCATGTCTGCTACTTTCCTTTCATAAGAATTAAAGGATTGTAATTGTTCAAGATTATTCACCGCATAATCAATAGCCTCTTGTTCTGTATTAGCAAGGTTATGAGGTACGTCAACACCCCTGCCGTTTGGAAAATATATAACCCAAACATTCCGGTCATTTCTAACTTTTATATCTGCTCTACTTAGTTTTTTAGGTTTAAAGCCATTCTTCTTACCTTGCTGCGCCCAGTCGCTTTGTATCTCTTCCAGGAATAATATTTTATTTCCTTTTGTATCTGTGCGTTCATTAAATCTTACATGTGCAACAATATTAGGCTCATCAAAATGCTTAGAATCAAAAAGTGTACCTGTCTCGGGACGGTTATACTTACTGTTTTTTATGTTAGCAGAAATCTCTGCCATGTTCTTCACCTTATAACCATTCTTACTTACAAGAATACCATTAGGATCAACTACATACCATTTACCATCAACAAATTTTATACTGTAGTTTTCCACCTTATTAGGCATTGTTAATAGTAATTCTTTATAATTTTTTCCACCAGGTGTTTGATAATCTTTATACCTTACTTTTTCAACATCTTGTAATAAAACAAATACTTCCTCTTTAATAGCCCACTCATAATCATCCCATTCGCTAGCAGACATTTCATCTTGCTGATAACCTGATATGACTGGATCAGGAGAACCATCTAAAGGGTTATCTACTATGTCTATTGATACATTATAAGTACGTTCAATTTCCTCAATCTGTTTATAAATATCATCAGTAATAGGCTGTTTCAATACATCTACAATTTCAACCCGGTTTTTATTTATCCAGTCTTGTATGTCAAGTTTGGTTATAATTGCTTTCTTTCCAAACGCTTCATTAAAGTCCATCCAGTCTAATTCAGCCTGTTTAGCACCATTTTTAAGTAGCATTGCTTTCCATTGTTCAGGAGTAGCCTTATTTTGCTTAATTAATGGCAATGCTTCCTCTGTCGGAGAAGTTAATGCATGGTGAATATTAACAGTCTCTTCTTCACCTTCTGTCGTTTCCCTTCCTTTTTCTGTACCTTCAATATCCTTTAATACTTGCTCCAATCTCTGCTGCTCTTCAAGAAGGTCCTCTAACTCTTGTTCATGTTTCCATTCATTAGTTAACACTTTTTCAAGGGCCTTAATTTCACTTTCTGCAATACGCTTTCGTTCTTGCGCTTGTGGTAATGCTCTCTCTATTTGCTTAACTGCTTCGGTAATACTCATTGCAGCAAATGTTGGATCTTCGGATAATGTATTGTTACCCCATTTCAAACCACTTCCCCCAATGTAATGATACTTAAATTTATCAGGCTTAGAAGCATCCATTTGTGGCACTCTCTCTATAGATAGTTTTAAACCGTAACCATTTACATCAAGTTTCTTTCCATCCTTAATATCCTTTAGTATTGCCGTCCCTGCATCTTTAGGTTTAGTATAAGTATTGCCGTTTACATTAATACTAAAAATAATCTTCCCATCTTTATCTTTTGTAAGTCCATTAGAAATAATATACTCCTGGTCCTGTTGACTTTTTACTGCAAATTCATCTGCTCTAATTACAGCATCCTTTGAAATAACTAACTTCCTTTTTGCATTATATTTCTCTTCTTCGAATATTCTCTTAGATTCATTTAACTTCAATACCTTTTTATCAACCTTTGCTTTATCAAGTATTGCCGGATTACCAGAAGTAATTGCAACAAACTCTGCAAAGCCTACATCTGCATCATCCCCTGAACCTTCATTAACAATTCTATCTGAGATACTGCCGTTTTTTATCTGGTCAATAAATTTCTGCTTTGTTTCAAGTAGTTGGAATTTATAAGCATCAAGACTTCTTTCAAGGGCATACACATAAATATCTACTTTATTTCCATAGGTTTCTGCTACTTTATTCCCCTGTCTTACACCCCTTCCATTTCTCTGTTCAAAATCAGCAGGTTTCCAGGGTATATCTATATGGTGCATTGCTACAACTCTTTGCTGAACATTAACCCCAGTTCCCATCTTACCAGTAGATCCAATAAGTACTCTTACTTCTCCATCATTAACCCTTTTGAATAGTTCTAACCTTTTTATATCACTTGTGGCATCATGGATAAAGACTACTTCTGATTCAGGTAAATTATAATAATCAGTTAGTTTACGCTTTAGTTCAGAATATACGTTAAACTCTTTTCTTGGTGTACCTATGTCTGAAAATACTAACTGTACTCCTTTATCATTATTAGTCTTATTGTATATTTCATTAATCTTAATTGCAGCCTGATTGATTTTGGAGGTCTCTTCGTCTGCTTCCGTTTCGTTAATCATTCGAATATCGGTGGACATTTTTGCTCCTAATCCAGTTGCAAGCAACATTTTTGCCTTTTGCTTATTCTCTGATACAGTTTCCAGGCCTAACATTGGGTTTGGAGATCCTGTAGAAGCAAAATCAATAATCTGTTCAGTATATTCTTTTTGTCTATCAGAAGGAGTAATATTAACTAACTCAATATTTTTACTAGGTTTAGGTAATACTAAGTTATCATCATTTCTAACATCTGCTATCTCTGCATATAATGCTGATAACTCCGGCACGTTTGTAAAGGTCCTGAATCTATCTTTAGACTTTAATTGACCTGTAACGCTAAATTCAATTTCTTTGCTACGTTCAGCAAACACACTAGCCCAACCATCAAAAGAATTAATATTTATTTCTTTTAGTTTATTAGGCCTTAGATACCTTAAGATAAGATATAATTCAACCATTGAATTACTTATTGGAGTTCCTGATAAGAATGTTACTCCCTTATCCCCTTGATGTACCCTTTGCAATGCTCTAACACCCATAAGCAAGGCAGTAGTTTTTTCATTTCCTGATGGCGATCCTAAACCTGCTATATTATTATGTGATGTTGAAAATGATAGATTTTTAAACTGGTGGCTTTCATCTATAAATATATGGTCAATGCCTAATTTCTCGAATGTGTAAGCATCTGTTTTACGATCAATCCTTTCCTGAATTTTAGCATAAAGATTATCTTTTCTTTGCTGCAACCCTTTAATTTGTCGTTTTGTTAAATTGGAAGGGTTTGATTCTCCGTATAAGTATTCTAAAGAAGCATCAATCATATCCAACTCTTCTCTTACTACTTCTCTTTCAATATCATTTTCATGCTCTAGCATTTTATATTGATCGTGAGACAATATTACTGCATCCCAATCATTTGTTGCTATTTTCGCTAATAGTTTGTTTCTATTTTTTTTACTAAAGTCTTTCTCTGTTGGAGATAAAACTTTTGATAATGGATAGGTCCTTCTAAACTCTTCTGATATTTGCTGAACAGTTGGCTTTAATGCAATTATCAATGGTTTTTTTGAGACACCTGTACGCCTCATTTCCATAGCAGTAGTTATCATTACTAAGGTTTTCCCTGCTCCTACTATGTGGTCTATAACGCCTCCTTTGTTCTGTAACAGCATCCAGGCAGCATCTTTTTGGTGAGGCCTTAACTCTATTCCTGTTAGTCCTGGAAAAGTTAAATGCTGACCGGAATACTTCCTTTTTACTACAGCATTAAAACTCTCGTTGTATATCTGGCCTAAAGATTCGAGTACTTTATGTTGATTTTCATTTCTTAACCATTTATCAAACTCACTCTTTATTAAATCAACCTTTTCCTGTGCTGCTGTTGTGGCTTTCTGGTCTATTTCTCTTATATCTTTACCATCAACCCTAATAGTTCTATAAACCTTAATAGTACCATCGTTAAGTGCTGCAAGCAATATATCATAACCATCCTTATCTTTTGTGCCGTATGTTGTTGTTATTTCTCCGCTAGTTGAAGGATACCTGCCTTTATCTACTTTGTATTTATCAGCAACAGTCGTTATTTTGACACTACCAGTTTTTAAAAGTTCTCTTGCAAATTCTGTATAAACTTCATCAGGCACCCATCTAGCACCAATCCTTATATTAATTAATGAAGTAGGTATATCCTGCGGTATTACAGTTCTTAATGCTTCTACATTACGCTTAAATCTATCATTAATCTCTGCTGCATTTTCGGCAATAACTAACTTCTGCCTTACATTACCAGTTAAATACTCTTCTTTGGTGGAATAAGTACCTACATTATCAGGATTTTCAAATATATGCTCTTCTATTTGCTGATACCAGTCTCCCCCTAGTAGTTCTTTTATCCTCTCTGGATTTACATAACCATATTCATCTAAAGATACTACTATTGCTTCTTCTGCATTAGTAACCTTATCAATATGCTTAATTGGGTTAATGGTCCTCTGAGTAAATATATCTGCTTTTCCAATAAATTTATTATCATTATCGAAATTCTCTAAGGCCCGGATAACATAATTATCTACATCTTCTTCAATAAACTTATTTGCTCTACTGTTAAACCTTCCATGCTTCTTTACAAAAGAATCATATCTGTCATTTAACTTTTGTCTCAAAGGATCTAACACACTATCAGAAGAACCTTTTAATTCATGGTACATTAACTCTGATAAAGTAGTTCTAAAGTTAATAAAGTCAGTAAGTTTCCCCTTTGGAGCATTTATTTTAAGTTCTACAAAATTCTTAGTTGTTTCATATTCCGTTTTCTTAACCTCGATTTTGCCAAACTTATTTTCCTGGATAACAATATTACCATCCCTAACAAAGTCATTATCTATACCCTCATACTCTTTTACCAACCTTTGGTTTGTTTCAACAGGTGTTTCAGTAGTTTTAATAACCTCTTTGTCAATAATATACTTAGCCTTTTGTCTTATCTGGCTTAATATATCCTTTTCTGGATCACCCTGCAAATGGAAAGATTCAGCATCGTATAAACCTCCTGCCTTTGGCTCTCCAATCATCATATTAGGCTTTTGATGGAAATATTCATTGTACTCTATTTCGTGAGTAGAATAGCCTCCTTTATGTTCAAGTGTTTTCTTTTTAAGATTAGTAAAGTCGTATTTCTGTGTTCTTTCTTCTCCTTCTTTAAACTTTCTAAGGAATATAACATCAGTTGTTACTTCTGTCCCTGCATTTCCTTTAAAGGCTGTGTTTGGCAAACGTATTGCTCCTAAAAACTCTGCATTGTCTGCCATATACCTTCGAATAACCCCATTACCAGGAGTATCTAAAGTTGCATTGGAAGTAACAAAAGCAATAAGGCCTCCTGGTTTAGCAAGTTCAATCATTTTAACTGTAAAGTAATTATGTACTCTACTCTTTGCTACTTTATGTGCAGGATCATTTAAGCCTTTCCAGGATTTATCATTAATGTTTAAATTACCAAAAGGGATATTACCTACAATCATATCAAAGTAGTTGTTAGATAGTCTTGCATTTTGCAGGCCTGTTATCTGTATGTTTGCATCAGGATATAGATAGGATGCTATTTTTCCAGTAACATAATCTAACTCTATCCCGGTAAGTTTGGCATTTTCTCTTATTTGTTTAGGTAATGCTCCAAAGAAATGACCTGTTCCCATTGATGGCTCTAAAATGTTTCCGCTTTTAAATCCGGCATTATTGATTACTGAGTATATTCCTTTAATCACTTCAACAGAGGTATAGTGAGCATTATGAATACTTGATTTAATTGCCTCCATTACTCCTTTTTTGCCATCAGGATCAAGTTTCTTAACAAGTTCTGTTACCTTCTTTACCCTTTGCGCATCGGAATAATTTAAGCCATATTCACCATAGAGGATTTCTTTAATACCTCCAAAGCCTACATACTTCCATAGAGTTTCTTTCTGGGCATTAGTAGGTTTCTTTCCTGATTGTTCTAATTCTACTAATACACTTAAAGCCTCAATATTATTATCGAAGTTTTGTGCTTTTGAGAAAGTTTTAGGCGTTTTGTAATTATTCGGAATAGAATAATTATTAGAGTTTAGTTTTGCTGTTCGCTTATCTCCATTAGTTCGGGCCAGATCATTTCTTCTGCCTCGCTGTAATTCATCCCCTTGTTTACTAGATTCTGTCTTTGTTCTATTGCTTTGTTCTCCTTCATCTCGCAATATTCCTCTAGTTCCCTCTCCGTTTTGAAGAGTTTTGGATGATTCTCCTGGATATACTGTTTCAGGATTCTCCCCATCCTTGTCAGTTGTATTTCTTTGCTGCTCATTATCCTTATTGTTTGTTGCTAAATTACTAATATTTTCTTCATTTGTCAATGGATTATATGTACTATTTTCGAAGTCATAAGCAGATACATATTCGTTACTATCCATATCTTTTGAAAACTCTTCCATACCCGGAAGGTCCTTAGCACCATTATAGAATGCTTTGAGATATGGTTTAATGTTTTCTCCTAAGTCTTTTATCATTCTGTTAGCAAAGTCTGCAAACTTCCTTGCTCCTGCTTCCATGTGATAAGCAGCCATTTCTGAACCTATTGCAAGCATTTCAGGATCAAAGCCAATATTCATATTATTGAGTTTATCCTTCATTCTTTTCTTTAGTTCCTCATAACGATCATTAGAAACAATCTTATTGTCTGCTCCATAACTATCACTAGGCTTCTCTGTTTCTTGTTGTGTTTCAGGAGTATTAAATATTTCCCCTGCAAATTCAGGAGACTTTCTTTTCTTTTTAGGAAGTTCACCCTCCAATAAGTCAGTTTCTGCAATAGAACCTTCCATAAAGGATTTTCTATGCAGTTCACTATTAATAGCCTTAACTATACTCTCTTTATTAGTCCAATCAAGTTTTTTACTTTCCCGGAGTTTACCTAACTTTTCACTACCTAAAAGGTTTAACGCATATTCTCTTGCTTTGATTAAATGGTTTTCCCATCCGTCTCTAGGTACATAGTTTTTTCTTTTTTCTTCTAATTCATTAGCCCTTTGCTGTTTGAATTGCTTTATTTCATCATCAGTAAGAAATTCAATATTACCATCATTAAATAAAACCTCTGGGCCATCATATACAAATCCATCAGGATTAATCTGAACGCTTTGAGTAACCTTTATGCCCCCTTGAGTATAATATCTTACACCTTTTTCATCGGTAAAAACATTATTGCCTCTATGATTAACGCCTAAATGTTTTGCTTTAGATTCTTCTTTTACCTTTGTTTCGATAGGTTTACCAAACTTATTCTCTACATCTTTTCTAAATTGGTCTGCATTCTCTTGTGTTGAGAAGTTGAAACCTTTAGTAAATCTGCTCCAACGTCCTTTATTGGCGAACCCTATCTCTTTAAGTCCGGCCCAGTCATTAATCTTTTCCGGTAAAGCAACTACATATAAATCTTTTCCAGTTTTAGTATGTTTTGTTTTTTTCACCGGAGAAGTAACTGTAAACTCTTTAGATACTTCCTGTTTTACTTCTTTATAGTCTGCAAAAGGCTTTTGTTTACGTGTGCCATTACCTAGCCAGGTTTTAAATTGTTCCAATCCAATAGCAGTAATATTACCTAAGCCCTTCCATCCTTCTTCATAGTTAGATAGATATGCTTGTTTTGCTTCTTCTTCTGTATTGAAGCCCAACATTACCTTATGCTCATCAAATTCCTGGCTTTCTGGATTAACCTGGTCAACTACAAATACCTTTTCACTTTCCAGGTTATCCCCTAAGAACAAATCTACCTGGTCTCCATCTTTACCTTTAGTACGTTTGAAGTAACCATAAGTATTATTCATTTCCTGGCTCCATGCTTTGCCGTTCTCGTCAGTTCCTGACCTCTCTGAACCTTTAGGGTTCTCAATGGTAATATCTAAGCCCTGTACTTTAATATGGCCTTTACGATAGTTCTCTGCTTCTATCTGTGCATCAGTTGGGTTAGTCTCTACCTTTGCTTCTTCTTCCTTTATTTCTTCAGGAGAGGAAGTCTTTGCATTCGTTTCTTTTAAATTCTCAAAGTATTTAAAGAAAGTGTTATATGCAGATTTATAATCATCTGTACCTGGCTTTCCGTATCTATTGGCAAACCTTGCTGCACTAACACCATAACCAGGTAATATCTTTAAAAGATCCTCTTGGCTAGCATTTTTAACTACATTATCAAAGTCTATTTCCCATTTAGGCCTTACTTCTTCATTTTGAATTGTCGGAGTTTCCTTTTTAACAGATTCTTTTTTTACATCTGTAACCTGTTTCTTATGCTTGCCTCCCTTCTTATCGGTTATTATAATAGGCTTAGTATAAGTTTTATATCCCGGAGCATATTGAAGCCCCATAATAAAGTTATCAGTATCAAAATTATCAAAGTGATTAATTAAAAGTTTTGGATTAACTCTTATTACATCTGTTTCAGATTCACTTTCATCCTCTAACCTTAACATTGGCATTTGAATGTTAACATCTTCCGGTACTCTATTCACCTCTATATCGGCCTGCATTGGTATTGTTATCTCTTCCTGGATATTCCTATCAACATCAAATCCCAATACTCTCATAGTTCCTTTAATATGGTCAGGGTATAAATGTATTTGAGGTTTGCGTTTACTTACAAAAGGCAATACTTTCTTAACTGCATCCAATAATTGCTTATTATTTAGAGTTATAGACATTTGTGTTTCATAAGGTATTACAGCATTTACTTTAGGATATTTAGAATCTATAGTCCTGGAAGTAGTTTTGTATTCTCCATTATTTAAGACTACTACTTGATGGTTGTCATATTCATCTGCATTATCATTTTCATATACGCTTATTTCTAAATTATCCCTAGTCTTATTGTATGTGATTATTTCTGCCTGCTCTTTTGGAATAATAATATCAAACTCCGGTGTATTTTGGTGTATAACCCTTTTTATTAAAGCGTGTGCATCAGTTGATTCAACTACGATTTTATTGCCATCAGAATAAATATGTACACCTGTCATTGATGGTACTGCATCGGATGCTGTAGCAACATGATTGATTGCTTTTCTTATTAATGATGAAATGCCATTAATCTGCATGTTTTCAGCAACAGGTTTGCCATGTTTAAGTTTTAAAGGAAATTCATCTGAATTAGTATTTTTATCAATTACTAACTTATTACCTACTATCTGATAAACACCATCCTTAAGGTTAATAGGGTATTCAATATCTGTTACAAGGTTTGTTCCCCTTGCTACACCATTTTTTACAATTATATTATTTAATATTCGTAAAGAGTTTTTCCCTACTATCTTTTTAAATAGAGTAGAAGTTTGCTTATCTGTTAAGTTTTTAGTCTCTACTGCTTTCTTTGTTGGTTTTACTTCTGCTTCCTTTTCCTGTGCAACTTTTTCTAATCTAGGTTTTATATGCTCTTCTACTGCCTTATCTGATTTCTCTACCAGGTAAACATCTCTTCCTAGCAATAATCCTTGCTCTCCGGTAACTCCTGAACCTGCAAATGGATCAAGTACCATATCACCCTCTACAGTCGTTTGGGTAATTAAAGCATTAAGCAGTTCTTTTGGTTTCTCAGTCGAATAACCTCTAGGTCTAACAAGTGTAAAGTCTAAGTCAAGTTCTTTTGATGTTGGTTTCATCTTACCTGACTTAGTAAATACTATTAATCCCTCCGGAGGAAGTGGATCTTTTCTCATTGGCATTGTTAGCCTATTGCCATTTTTAGCAATCTTAGTGTAAAAACCTTTCGCAACAGGATTAAAACCTTCCTGGAAGATTATATCAGTATATCGCTGCATATCCTTATTTCCTGTTTTAGAAGTTGAGAACATGTGTATTACTGGCGTATCTTCATCAACAACTATCTGGCTTAATGCTTTTACAAGTGTTCTGAATTGCTCTGTATCAATCTTATCAAATGATAATGCTCTATTACCTGATTTAATTCCGGCTGTGTTGTAAGGAATATCCAGAAATACCATATCTGCTTTAAAACCTTGCTCTGCTAACTTAGGTATCTCTTCAATAGCATCACCATGATTAATATAGGCGTGATTCTTGCCGTCTTTAGTGGTAATTGTATAAATACCTTTACCAACTCTCTCAAATACTCCCTGCTTAGTTCCTACCCCTAGTATTCTCCTAATATTAGGCTCTAGGATATTTGTCTCTTCTGCAATATCCTTAATACTTTTTGCATCTCCACCTTGTAAGGTCTGCTCAACAATTTCCTTTTGAGTTAATGTCTTTTCTTGTTCATTTGCAGATTGTACAGGTCCTTCTCCGATGTTGTCCTGATTCCTATTTTCCGAAGAGATTTCTCTAGTCTCCTCTTCTGCTTGTGGTTTAATCTGTGGCTTTTCTTCTTGTTGCTCATTATTTAGATAATTTCTGTTTTCATCAATTATGCCCTTATCTTGATAGTATTTGATATAAGAAGGATATTCGCTTGCAGGAATAGTCCTTATACTTCCTAATGCTGCTTCAAATGCTCTGCCTCTCTTAAGGTCAGCAATCATTGTAGGCATCATTTTATCAAGATACTCCTTCTCTGTTTTCGATAATTCTCTTATAGTTTCTTGTTGCTCATTGGATGAATATGTTGTTTTCTGTGGTACTTCTCTTTCACTTAACCCTGCTCTTTCTGCTTGTTCCGGTGTTAGAGTAGGTGTTTTGGTTTCTTTTACTTTATTAGATTCGCTAGGTATTAATTCAACAAGTCCATTTGATTTTTCTTTGATAAAGTCAGATATTTCTTGTTCTGATTTACCAACTTCCATCATTCTTTTAATGATAGTTTGGTATTTCTTTTTCTCTGCCGGGAGAAGGTATTTATCGTTTACTACCTGGTCTCTTAGATTCTTCCATATTAAATCAACTTCAGATTCAATGTCTGTTGTTTGTTCCTTATTTGATTCTAATTCGGAAACTCTATTATTTCCTTCCTGGCTACCTTGCTCAAATACTTCCTCAGTTTGCTGTGTTGCTGGAATAACAGGTCCACCATCTTGTGAAAATTCTCCGGTATTCTGTACTGGTTGCTGTGTTTCATTGCCTTTAGGTATTGTTTTGATTATAACCTGTGTTTCAGCAAACTCATCATTAGTATCTGTTATGTTTACTGCTTCAAAATTTGTATTAGCATATCTATCATTTAACTGCTTAACATGCTTTTCAGCAATTTCCATGCTTGTATATGGATTACCAACAATGTATGATCCATCCTCCTGTGGTACTGCTTCTAAGGTTGTTTCTTTTTTACCTTGCAATACTTTAAGTTTCCTGGCTGTTGGTATATTATTTTTAATGTCCTGCTGTGTTTTCTCCTGGTCTTGCTGTAACTGCTGCTGCTCTATTCTAGCATTTATTTCAGAATCTACCTGTTTATTAATTAAAGAGACAACTTCATTATAAGGCATTGTTTCTGCTTGTCCATCTATAGTAACACCTACCATATTTTCGGATAACAATGGCCCAACTACACCAGGCTTTCCATCAGGAGTAAGAAATGTTTGACCGGGTTTTATTAATATATCATCCTCTGTAGGCTGTATATTTGCATTCATTTCTGTTTGTTTCTGCTCAACACCCCTACGCATCATTTCATTTGCAACGTCCTGTGTTGGTTTTATATCAACAGAATTAATATGTTTAGAGGGTATCATCTTTTTTCTTCCATCAGGAGAAATAGCGATAATTGTTTCATCACCACTCACCTGTTTAGTCTCATCATCAAATTGAATAACTCCGTTTTTAACAAAGTATGGATTCCCAACATTATCAACTATTGCAATTACATTATCAGAATCTTCATGTTTAATTTGTTTTACTCTCTCGGCTACTGATTGGCTAACTGTATTTTGTATTTGTTGATCCTGTAACCCTTTATTTACTAAAAATGATGCTTTATCTCCTAACATCTGGCCTGCATAGGTGTAAACTCCTATTGCATCTTCCGGAGGCATCCCGGTTGTAAGTCTTTCTAATTCGCTTTGGATAACATCATTATCATCTAATTGAAGAATACTTTTAAGTTTAGTTTGTTGATTAGGGTTAAGTCTATCAATATATTTTTTGTTTGCTCTCTTCTTTACTTCTGTTCCGATTCTTCCTGATGCTTCTAGGCCTACATTCATCATACCTCCCATTCCTAGACCTGCTGCACCTGCATCAATAACTCCTTCATGCCACTTCATTTCAGGCTTATAACCAGAATAAATATCAATTAAGTTTTGTGCTATTTGTGTGTTTATCTCTTCAAACATTTCCCCAAACATGGCTAGTTTAGGATTTTCAATAACCATTTTTACAAACCAATCAGATAAACCCTTTTTGATTTTATCCTTTGCTGCTTCTTTTGTACCTGATTTAAGTAAAGCCTTCATCCCTTCACCCATTGCACCTGCTCCAAAGTAGTTTTCAAAGAAGGATTCAGCAAAACCTTTTAAACCGGAAGAAAATAGAATAGCCTCTTTACTCATTGTATCTTCTGCTCCGTCCTTTATCATTTCTTCCCTTTGTTGTGAACCAAAGTTTAGAGTAGATAAACCAGTAGTTGCCCCTCTGGAAAATGGAGAAGCCATAATCGCTACTGTTGCGGGTATTGATTGAGATATACCACCAAACAAATTCCTTGCTGCTAAACCAAAGTCTCCTTCTCTTATTGCTCCTTCAAAGCCTACATTGAAGTTTGGGTTTAATTCATTAGCATCCTTTTCATATTGTTTAGCCCTACTTTCGTAGATCTCTGCTAACTTATTATGTATTCCAGTTTTTTCTCCCCATGCCTTAGAATCCATTGCCTGGTATTCTTTAGGTACTCCCGCAAGGTCCAAACCTTTATTAACTACTCCTGTAGCAAGGTCATAAAGATATTCAGGACTTCTAGCCATCCCGGAAGCAAAAAGATCAACACCTTGATTGAATCTATTACCATATTCTCTAGCAACACCTAATATGCTGTTATCACCTTGTGGCTTTTCTTTTTTTGGTTGGCCATCTATCTTTTGTGCTGATACGTCTGTTAACGGCTGTTTATTATTATCATCTGGGATATTAGGATTAATCGCAATACGTTTTTGAATGTATTTATTGAAATTATCCCATGTATCTAACTCTTTTTCTCCAAAACCCCAGTTGGTTGTTAACTCTGTATAAAGTTTATTTGCATTGTTAGAATCCGCAACATAAGCAGAGAATTGGTCGTATGTACCTATTTGTTTTTCGCTTACTTTATTAGTGCTTAATAGTCCTTGATATAATGACTTTAATCCTTCATTTTCAGGCATAGTGCATGTTTTATTTTAATAACGATCCGGTTTGTTCATCTTCATCTATTAATAGAGAACCTGTTGCTGAATTAGCATCTGTGTTAGTACTTGTGCTTGTACTAGCAGCACCAGGATATAAATATCTTACTATGTATCTTGCTTCCTGGTCCGTAGGAGTTCCTCCATTAACTATTGTTGCTATATCATTCGGTAACTTCCAAAACATTGATTGATCCGCAGGCTTATTGTCTCTTTCGTTTATCATTTTTTGTATAAACTCAAAGGCCATATCCCTAACCTGCATCTGGTTCAAGTGTTGTTTTTCATTATTATCACCACCAGGAATAGTTAACACAGTTCTATTAGAACCTGTACCAAACCCAGTTTCATTCATATAGTCAATTTTCTTTTTTTCCTTTTCGTATTGAGCATTAATAACCTTTATCTGCCCTTCTGTCCTCGCATTTTGTAAAGCCTTATCTCTCTTAGTTTGTAGTTCAATCAGTTGTTTTTGATATTCTAGTTTTTGAGGATTGTTTTGAGCCTGGTCTATTTGCTCCATTCGATAACCATGCTGTATTTTATCTCTTTCTGCTGTTTTTTCAGCCTGACTATCAGCAAATCTTTTTCTATATTCCCAGTCTTTAGCCTGGTAAGCATTTCTTAATTGGTTTTGGTAATCCAGTCTAGCATTCTGAATTTTGTTTCTCATGTTTAATTCATTGGACCTTCTTATGTCTGCATCCTGTAAATCCCTCATTTTTTCTAATTCAACAGAAGTTCTCTTCATTACCTGGTTTTCAGGATTTTTACTTATGTGCATTCCCTGCCTACCAAAAGAAGCCTGGCCCATTAACCTCAAAGCATCTGCTATTAAAGCAGCCTTTTGCTTTCCTTTTAAGAGTTTCTCTCTATCTTTATTGTAATAAGGCTTTGCTGTATAGTCTAATTTTAAATCTTTTGCAAAATCATCAAAACTATCCCATGAAGCCTGTGAGGTTTGTTTCTCTTGCTGTTCAGGAGTAGTTCCTAATTTATTCTCATCCTCTATAGGATCAGGAATATTATCGAAATGCTTGTATATTAGATCTGCCATTGCCTTATTGTTTGTTATCAGTTACTATTATCTTCTTTATCTTTCTTATTTAGAAAGTCCCAATCTCCTGCCTGCACACTTGCTCCGGTTAGGTTTCCTGCATTATTCAGGAAGTTATCCCAACTCTGAACCTCTGGCCCGAATGTAGCAGCATTGTTTGCAAATAACCCAGATAACTGTCTGCTATAATCTCTGTTTAGATTGCGCTTATATTGTGTTCCATACCCGGCAAGGTTGCTTACTGTTTTATTATACTTATCCTGTAATAAACCTTTATGTGCAACTTTCGATTCCGCAGTAGATCCCATTTTTGCCATATTATCTCCACCTACTTCAAGTGCCTCTTTGTATTGGTCTCTAATTCTCCCCAATGTAGATTGTGCTATTTCAGTATCCATAAAATCTTTAGAGGCCTCTCCTTCATACCAATCAGTTAATGATTGCATCCGGTTATTTATTCCCTCTTGCTTTTCTTGAAGTTTTTTATTTGCTTGGGCCTTTTGATACATTCCTACGCCTTGCGCTGCTAATCCCGCTATTGCCATAGCAACAGGAAGCCATGCCTGGTTAACTGTTTCTAATTGTGTTGCGTTTAATGGAGTAATCCACCATTGTAACCAATCTGTAATGTATGCCGATATGATATTAAATATTTCCATGTTAATCTCTTTTTGTTATAATGTTTTGTAAAAGAAATCATTTAAGAAAAAAAAGGCATGTAATTATTACACGTTTTTAAGTAATGATAGGTGATATAAGATATATCAGGTTGATATAAATATTAGGTTAACAGTTTATTTATCAGTATAATTAAAGTGATATAAGTCCAGGATTTGCTACTCTGTAAAATCAACTCAATAACATAACATGAAAGTATTGTAAATACTAGACTTTCAAGTTAATCATGAATATTATTTATTAATTATGAAAAACGTATAGATATATCAATAATCCCAGAAATATTATTATACTTCTCTAAACGCTTCTATGTTGCGCCATTATTGATTTTTACTTTTATTACTCTTTATTCCATTTAAAAAAGAAATGCTCTACAATGTAATTAAAAGTATCTCGATAGTTAAAGAATGAAGCCCCGCTTTTACCTATCTTGTAATTAGTTTGAATGTAATTACTGGCAGGAGATAAAGCCATGTAATTAAAATAATCAAAACGATCAGAAGTAGCACTATCAAAAAGTAACTGATGCGAATCTCCCTTGCTAAATTCGATTCTAACGCCTTTTTGTAATAAATAATGCCTATCTATGTAATTATCTATTTTCTCCATTCCTGGCTTATCCAGGTGCGGTTTAAATCCAAATTTCATTTCTCCTTGATCCTTACCATGCGAAATAATAAATATATTATCCTTTATCCGGTAATGATTAATAAACTTTCTGTGATTAAATACTCTTACATTCTTAGCGATATACTTTAATACCTTTTTCGCTGCTTCATTAACCATGTAACCAAATGCTCCCGAATGATTATCATTGCAGATATTGTTTACATAAACTTTCTTGTAAAACCTCGATAGGTTCCCTATCAAAGTAATTTTAAACTCTAATGCTATATCAAATGCTTTTTGATTATCCATGTTTTGAGGAAGGCTATGCCCTTTTCTAAGAGTTTCTCCATTCCATCCATCCATTAAATCCCCTAGATCATCAATAAATAGTATTGGAGATTTACGATTTTTTACTACTTTATGGATTATTTGCTCGGTCCTGTATTGTAATTCTTCTTCATCCCACTTTCCTCCATATTGAGAATATCCATCAGGATTAGGATTCATGGCTACATGTGTATCAGTAAAAACTAATCTATCAAAAATACACCCGGAAATTATTTTATTTGTATGGTTAATAACACTTAGGTTTAATCCTCTTAATATTTTATCCCAGTTTATTTTATCAGGATCAAACTGCTCTATTTGAAAATGCGGGTTTTTAAAAAATACTGATGCATGTTTATTCTTTAACCATCCATGCTTAACATCTTTGACGTTTAGTTGCATCTCTTCTGATGCTTCTATAATACCTCTATACTCCTGGATTAACTTATATTCTTCATCATTTAATCTAGGCCTGTGCTGATTTTGTTTATTCATTTTTACAGTTTTAGTTAGTACCAAAACCGCCAAACCTAAATTATTTTTTATAGTTTTCTATGTAATTAAGTAGTATTCTTTGTTTTGTAATATTTTTTTATTTATATTTGCTCTTTAATTATTATTGAGCAATTAAATTAGTTTTAATCAAATTTTAGTCTATGAAGTAAAAAGTTTTTTGTGTACAATGTTGATTTTTCATAATGAATAATTTTCTAGGCCCTTTCCGGGCCTAGTTTTGTTATGGTGCTATAAGATCATCCTTTAACAATCTTATCAAATCGTTTCTTAGATTCATTCCTTTTAATAGTTTTTTTAATATCTCATTATTTTCTTTCCACATCTTAGCACTTTTTTCCATATAAACCTCCTGCTGTTCATGTATTCTATTAAGTGTTAGCAATATTAATAACAGAGTTTTCTTTTCTGAATAATCACTACCTTCATTTACTATTTGATCTTGTGCTATTTGTTTAGAAAACAAAACGGTTGGACTAACATTTAGTTTAGAGCATATCTCTATTGCCGTCTCCAATTTTAATGTTTTATTCTTTATAGCCTTATAAAAACCCGCTTCGGTCATACCCGCATAAGCCGCTAACTGCTTGTTTGTAATATTGCTTTTTTCTGCAATCTCTTTTATTACAGTAATATAATTATACATGATACTTAACTTTAGTTTATACCTTTCAATTTAGAACGAGTATAAATTTATATTTTAAGATAGTCACACTAAAATATATTTTATCTTCGCCCTCCTTTGCTCAAATATACTAAAATTAACTCTTTCAGAACGCTTAATTAAAAAAATACATGTTCAATTAATGGGTAAATTATGTTTACAATTATAGATTTCTTTATTTTAATTACGTTATTCTATTTTTTTAACTATATTTGCAATGACTATAATTCATCAGGTATGACTAAAAAGAAATTTTATCAGGAGTTAGTAAGAAGTTGCCCAAAGGTCATACTGGGGATAGTCCTTCTTTTTACTACTCCTGTTTTCATTTAAAGACTATCGAAATGACACAAGAAAAGATTAAAGCGAAGAAGAAACGCAGAACACCTAAATCAATCCTTTTAAGGGTTAACCATGTTAATTCATTACTCCCGGCAGTAAATCAAGCAGATTCAATCCCTGTATCTTATTACGGAGGAACATGGCCTCATACTATTGTATTAACCAAACCTATTGAATGTAACGGCCAGTATGTTTATATCACCTGTGAAGATTCTAAAGGCAACCCAAAAAGGGAAAGGTATAATTGCAGAGACTTAGAACAATTAGGAGATCTTAAATACGAGTTGCGCCATATCAAGAAGGCTTTTGAAGAAGTAATTAATAATTCACTTATAAAATCATAAAACGATGAACAATACTAAAATAGCAATAGGATTAATAGAAGCATTATTAGACACACACACAAAGGAAGAAGTTATCTCAATGTCCGAACAGGAACTAAGGGCAGAGTTAGCCGATCAGGAGCATGAGTATAATGTAGGACAAATGGAGGACGAGCAAGAGAGAAGGATATACGGAGATCCTGAACATGATGATTATACCATGTCTGATAGTTACCGGGCAGATTGTCAAGCGGAACAATGGGACTGGTTAAAGAACGAATGTAATTAATTATAAAAACTAAAGACATGAAAACACGAAATTTCAGATTCATCATAGATCTCCCAAAAGTTAAGGTCTATCCACACGAAGGTATTACGTTTGAAAACAAAGAGGCCGGACACCTTTACATTCAAGTTAAAAATATATTCTGGCTTAGAGTAGAGGCTAGTAATGGAAGGGAACTAGAAGCAAGGCTAGGATTAAAGAAATTTAACTATGTCTTATCCTATGACATTTTTGGATTTAAGGTATCTGAGTTAATTAGAGTTGCCAAATTCTGGAAACCTGTCTATTGTAGAGTATGGTCAAGAGACTGTGATATGTGCGAAAGCACGTATTACACTAAGTACAAAAACTATTTTGAGATGTTTCACAGTAGGAAAAAGGCTTATGAATGGGCCGAAGGTCCTATGTCTTATGATGAAGTATCTAAACAGGAGTACTTAGAGTATAAAAATACATATCACACTAGAGACAGAGCAATGGAGGCATTTGAGAACGGCAACGGACGGAGTATTTATGTTTAAATAAGATACACATTCATCTTTAAATTAGATTGCAACCAAAGCCAATCTTACCCCGCACTGAAATAAATGCGGGGTTTTTGGGTGAAAAATAATTATTACTATGGAAGGATGGATACAATTACATAGAAAGTTTTACGAGTGGGAATGGTACACTGATGTAAAAGTCAAAACTATATTTCTCCATTGTCTTTTAAAGGCTAATCATAAAAATAAAAAATGGAGAGGCCATACCATTAAAAGAGGCCAATTTGTTACTAGTATAGGGAATCTAGCAAAGGAAACAGGGCTGTCAATGCAAAATACAAGAACGTCCTTAACTAAATTAAAAAAAACGCAAGAAATCAACACGCATACTAACATGAAGTTTACCATTGTAACTGTCTGTAATTACGACACATACCAACAGGACAATAGAAACAGTAACACGCAAACTAACAAACTAATAACAAAGTATCAACAAAGTAGTAACAAAGTGTTAACAACAACTAATAATGATAATAATGATAATAATGATAATAATAAAAAAGAAAGTAATATAAAGAAAAAAAATTCACTCTCACATTCTTCTAATGATATTGATATTAAAAATAAAAAATTAAAAGAGTTAGAAGAAATAGGTAAATACAATATTCTAGTAGATAAATCACAATACGATTGGCTTTATACTGAGGAAGAGAGTAAAGAGTTAATAGAGACTTTATATGCAGAATTGATTAATTCCGGAGAATGGTTAATTAAAGCCCGCAAAACAGCATTGGCATCTGAAAGTGAAATTAAAAGGTGGTTATTTGAATACCTGAAAGAAATATATGCTAAAGAAACCCATTTCAGGGACCTAAAAGACATTAAACGACATTTTATTAACTGGGTAAAAAAAACAAAGAATAACGTTTAACAAACATAAAACGATGGCTAGATCCGATTACAGAAGTGATTACAAAGGATGGAGTAAAGAACGGATAATTGAAGAACTACCATACTTAAAAGACAAATTACTAATGAATATAGGTATATGTCAAAGTAATGCTGACAATTACCTTAAAAGATTATCATATTTAGAAAATAAATTAAAGAACTTATAGTCATAAAACAATTAATTAAAATGAAAAATAATAATTCTATGGGGCCTGAATACGGCAGAGTACCCCCACAATCTATAGAAATGGAAGAAGCCGTAATAGGAGCATTAATGTTAGAGAAGGCTGCTTATACGAAAATTAGTAATATCCTAACGGATAAAATGTTTTATAAAGATTCTCATGCAAGAGTGTACAGAGTTATTTCAAAACTATTTCATAATGGTAACCCTGTAGATATGTTAACTGTTACAGATGAACTTAAAAACAAGGGGGAGTTGGCAATGGTCGGAGGACCTTATGCAATTACAATACTAACAAGCCGGGTTTCTTCAAGTGCTAACATCGAATATCATGCAAGAATAATAAAGCAGAAATGGATTCTTAGAGAAATGATAAGTGTTTCTAGTACTATTCTTAAAGAGGCTTTTGAGGATACTACAGATTGTTTTGAATTATTATCCGATGCACAGAAGATGCTTAGAAATATAAATGATCTAAATGAAGGCCAGATAACTCACATATCAGCGATATTTAAGGAGGTAAGTCAGCAAATAGACAAAAACCTTTTATCCAACGATACATTATCTGGCATCCCTACAGGATTCACATATTTTGACAACCATAGTAGCGGATTACAAAAAGGGGATCTCATTATTGTTGCGGGAGAAACTAGCAATGGAAAAACTGCTTTAGCACTTAATATTGCAGCATTCGCTGCTAAGACAAAACATAAAGTTGCTATCTATAGTTATGAAATGTCAGATAGGCAATTAGCAACGAGGTTACTTGCTCCTGAATGTAATATAGGAAGCAAGTCAATACTATACAAAAAACTAAGCGCAGAGGAATTAGATGCTGTTAATTCCGGGATAGGTAGGATAGGAAACCAGGAAATTTATATTGATGATCTTAAAAGCAGTAAATACGATTATTTAGAAAATAGCATACAAAGCATGGTTACTCGCTATGGTATTGAGTTAATTGTTATTGATTATCTACAATTAATTAAAAACCCAGTTAAGGGAGGAAATAAAGCAGAATCAACAGCAGAAATAGCCAATAATTTAAAGGCCCTTGCAAAGCAATTAGATGTGCCAATTATCTTAATATCACAATTAGCCAGAGACAAGGCAAATCCTTCTCCAACATTAGCAAGATTAAAAGGCTCAGGAGATATTGAAAACGCTGCTGATATTGTCTGGTTAGTGTTTCAGCCAACCCTGTATAATTGGGAAACTTTTGAATGTAGAGGCGATGTAATTAATGCAGAGGGTAATAGTATGCACGACATTGCAAAAGGCCGTAATATTGGAGTTACACAGTTTGTTTTGAAATTTAGACCGGAGGTTACACAATTTAGTAATTATGTTTCTCCTCATGAAATAATATCTGTAACTGATGATCCAAAAGCAGGAATTATTCCTTCTTTCTAAAATTTAACTATAAAAAGTTAATTAGAATAAATCAGTCATTTGTTATCATCCTTCTTTGCTTTATTAAGCAATTCATCATATGCTCCTTCAACTTGAAGGAGTTTTTTTTGTAGATCTTCTACATTTGCTTCAAGCATTTTATTCATTTTTTTGTATAACTCTAATTGATCCTCTAGTAGAGCATATTCTGCTTCCTGCTTTTGTGCATAAGTTATATTGGCCCGGCCTTTTTCTAATAAATGACCTAATCCGGATAATATGTACTTTCTATTTACATCAGGGAATGCCCTGCATATTTTATTGATTATATCTATAGATGGTTCTTTACCTTCATGTAAATCAACAATAAACCTGTTTTTATCCAACTTTTTCAGATTTAACTCTTCTGCAAATTCATAATAATTAAGCCCATAGTGATTCATAATATCTTTTATCCGGTCAACAATATGCGGGGTATGGGCCAGGAATACCTCCCCTTCTCCTTTTGTTATCCAGTCGGTGTTTACATTAAATCTTTCCTCTAAAATCCTTAAAATCTTTTGAGAAACACCTGTTATTTTTCCATTAGAGTTTACTCTTTTTCTTTCTATATCGGACAAAGATCCTTGTTTTAATTCAATCAATTCAGCAAACTCTGCCTGATTGTAGCCTAAAGATTCTCTCAATTTTGTTAATCGGTCATTCGGAAGCATACGCAATACGTTATTTATATTAGTTATTAATTATAGTTTATTCTAATTTCTATATAGATATTATTTGCTTTTTATAGTTTTTTGTTGTATAATTGCAGCATAAAATAGTTATCTATGTGTATTTATAGTTTTCTATACGTCAACAGTTTAATATTACACTTTGTTTATACAGTAATTATAGGGCAAATATAGGGTATTAATATGCTTGTGTCAATAGAATATAAGTACTACATCAATTATTCATCAATAAACTAAACCAATGAGTAACATTACAACAAACCACAGAGAAGAGTTAAAAGGCAAAATGCCTAAAGGCTACAGACAAGCATTAGCGTTAAAATTTAAAGTAAGTACATCAACAGTAGATAAAGTATTAGGAGGGGAAATGAAAGATTTAAGAGGTATAGTTGAAGAGGCTTACAGAACATGTATCAAGTATAATAAGAACAACAAAAAAACAATGTCAAATATAGATAAACTCCGATTGGAGGTACAGAGAATTTAACTAACACTTAAAACAATGGTAAGGCTGAAAAAACTAGATGAAGTAAAAATTAAAAAACTAACAGAAAGGGAAGTACACTATCTGCAATTAGCAACAAATGACCTTTCAGACATGCAAATTGCTGAGATAATGGCCATATCATATTACACAGTTGTAAGGCATAGAACAAATGTTCAGAGGAAACTTAAAACATTCACAAAATTAGGATCAGTAGTAGTAGGCTTAAAATTAAAAATAACAACATGAAGGACCAAATAATAACAACTCAAATTAACGAAAAGGTTTTACAAAATATCATTGAAGCCAAAGTAGCAGAGGCTATTAAAAAAACCTCGAAGGAAGTGAAAGCAATGACATTGGAGTTAACTCTCCCTAAAAACATAAGGCAAGTTGATGTTATGCGCCTATTGAATATAAAGGCCCACAGCACAATTAAAAACATGCTCGACAGAGGGGAATTAGAACTATCTCCCCATTCTAATAATGCAAGGCCAAAATATACAAGAGAATCAGTAATTAACAGAATATTAAAATAACAAGTTATGGGATACGGATATGATGATTACCTATCAGACGAAGTTGATAGATATTACGATTACGAAGAAGAAAATGATAACAGCCCTGATCCATTAGACCTTTATAAACAGGAAAAGGAAGATAGGGCCTGCGAAGAATTAGATTCAGAGTAACACAATTAACATAATTATTAATTAATTCATTTAGACATGGAAACGATGAAGAGTAAAGTAACTGAAGCGATGGCCAAAGCATCAAAAAAAGGCACGCTAGCAGGATTAAAGAGTAATGATGTGTTAACAGTACTTGAAGGAATGAAGGCTCAAATAAGTATGGCCCTTCCTAAACATTTAACACCAGACAGAATGTTAAGTATTGCTACAACAGTAATTTCACAAAACCCGAAACTTGCAGAATGTACAGCCGGATCATTAATAGGCGCAGTTATGCAGGCAAGTATATTAGGGTTTAAACCAACCCCAATCTTAGGAGAGGTTTATTTTGTGCCTTACAATACAAAGAAAGTAATAAACAATAAAGAGGTATGGGTTAAAGAAGTCCAGGTACAGATAGGCTATAAGGGATATATTTCTTTAGCCAGGAGGTCCGGAGAACTACAAACTATTCATGCTTACTGTGTTTATTCGAATGATGAATTTAAGTATGAGTTAGGCCTTAACCCGGTATTGGAGCATAAACCTGCCGAAAATAACAGAGGAAATATAACACACGCCTACGCAGTAGCCCATTATAAAGATGGCGGTTATAACTTCATGGTGCTAACAAAAGCAGAAATAGAAGGCTTACGAAGGAGAAATAAACTCCAAAAAGACAAACCATCAGGAGCATGGGAAACTGATTATGATGCTATGGCCTGTGCTAAAGCAATTAAGCAATTAAGCAAGTATATGCCCTTGTCAGATGAAATGCAACAGGCTATTATTACTGACGAAAAAACTATCACAGAAGATGCCTTTACTAATAACCATGAAGGTATAGATCCTGAACTGGTTAAAGATCCAGAATTATTTGAGGAGGCAGAAGAAGTAATTGATAATGATAAGGAGGAAAAGTAATGACAGCATTAGATAAACTAATAGAGAAAAGAGCAGAGAAGATGCTAATGAACGATTTAGCACATTTACAAGCCATGCTGCATCATACAAATAACCGCTTTAACGGACTTTCACTAATACAACTATTTGCCAGGTGCAATATCAAAGTTGATATAGGAACAGGGGAGACGGCCCTGTTTGAACAATGTTTTTGGAATACTGACAAAGATGGGTTTAAGGCGTTAAAAAAATACCTTCTCCCTTCATACATCAGTATGGAATCCGAAATGCTTATAAAAAAATATGACGAGTTAAAAAGTTTAGTTGAATCAGATAAAATTTAAAACATGGAATCAGTAGAAGTTAAAACCCCTGAAACGTCTAACAATTCAGGAGCAATAGTATTAAGTAAGAAGTTTGTAGTATTTAATCATACAGAGGCTTCTTTGAGTGAATTTGTTAATGATTATAAAAACCTGGTTATAACAGAGGAAAATTTCAAAGATGGAAAAGGTGCTTTAAGAAGTGTAAGGGAAAAAAGGTACGAGATACAAAATATCCAAAAAGAAAACAATGCTATCTGTAATGACATTAAGAGGCAAAATTCTGATATTGGAGCAAAACTTATCAATATCATATCCCCAGTAGAAGGTAAGATTAAAGAGCAGATAGATTCCATTGAGGCAAAAAGAAAAGCCATAAAAGCAGAGAAAGAACGCAAGAAAGCAGAGCAAATGGCTAAATGGAATAAGAAAGCGCAATCTATCCTGGAATACACAGATAAATTATTAGAGTGTGATGATCTTAATACGGCAGAGCAAATTATTAAAGAAATATCTAATATCGAAATATCAGAGAAAGAGTATGGGGCCTATGAATTAATTGCAAAGCAGAACAAAGAGAAAACATTAGGCCAAGCAGAGAGGGTTAGAATAAGACTGGAAGAAGAGGCTAAAGCCAAAGAGATAAAGGCACAGCACGAACTTGTTTTAGCAAAGGAGAAATATATGGAGTACTTCCATTGTAAGATAAATGAAATCCCGGAGGACCATACAACAGAATCTTTAATTAAAGCAGTTGAAGATGCTAAGCAGGATAAATTGGACTTCCTGACATCGTTGGAAGAAGTTGATAAAAAACGCAAAGCAGAAGAACAACCAGATAAACCAGAACTACCAGAGAAACCATCTCCTAAATTATCTATGGGTGTTGCATTGGAAAATATAAAAATTGTTGAAGAGGAAAGCGGGACTGGTGATAATATTGAAATAGATAAACAATCTACTGCCTTAGATAATGACATGGAAGCCCTCTTGCATTGGCGTAATGAAATACAGGAAGTTATTGATGCTATGCCTGAATTATCTACTGTGGAAATATCATTGTTTGCCGATACAGTAAATGAAAAACTAAATGAGATTGTGGACGCTTTTAATATGTATGACTAATGGAACTACAATATACTAAACATAAAAATAAAGAGGAATGGCTAAAGGATAGAGGGATGTCTATTGGTGGATCAGAAGTAACTACCATATTAGGCCTTAATCCGTATGAAACGCCTTATGAACTTTGGTTAAGAAAGACTAATAAAGTACCTCCATTAGAACGCAATAAATTTATGATTGCCGGACAATATACTGAAATGGCTATTGCTGCATGGTTTAACGGAGAAACGGAGCATTCAGTTATTAAGGCTAGTGAGGGAGATATTATCTACAGGCATCCAGAATATTCTTTCCTGGTGGCTTCTCCTGATCGTAGGGTATTCTTATTCGGATCACAAAAGCAAGAGGATAAGGCCATATATGAAGCCAAATCTACTGGGTTAAAGTTTGACCATGATGAAATACCTATGTCATGGTTTCTCCAACCTCAATACTATGCAGGAATATTAGGCTATAATCACATTGTTATTAATTGGTATCAAAGGTTTCAAAATGATTTCTATTACAAAATATATGACTTCGACCAGAGCATTTATGATACCATAATTGAAGAGTGTGTTGATTTTTGGAATAACCATGTTATTGCCGATGTGCCTCCCCCAGAAAGAACTGCAAGCGATACATTAAAACTATTTCCTGAATCTGTAACTGATAAACTAATAGTTGCTACAGACGAAGTTGAAGAAGTTTATCAGCAAGCAATTAAATACCAAAGGGAGGAAAAGCATAATTCAACAGAGAAGGATAAATACATTGATAAATTGAAAATGATAATGAAGGACAATGAGAAGATTGTATCAATGAATCTCGAAACTTTATGTACATGGAAAAGCAATGTTAATGGTGTCCGAGTATTTTCATTAAAAGAGATATAACACTAAGCAGGGAGGGTTTTCTCTCCCTGCATAACATTTAGAAAGATGGAAAGAAAATTAAAAACCTGTAAATGCTGTAATGTTGACAAGTATATTTATGCGCATGGCTTATGCTCAAATTGCTACAACAAAGAAATGTGGCGATGGGATAACGAAAAGAAAAGAAAAAAAGCCACCGCAAAAAACATAAAAGATTACATAAACAGCAAGTATAACAAAGAAGCATTACTGCAAAAAGGATCTGAGATTGTTTTAACTAAACAAAAAAAGAACAGGTCTGAATACAAAAAGGCAAAGGACCGGGCAGACGAATGGTTTTCTCGATACATTCGACTTAAATATTCTTTTATAAGTGGTGATGGCGAATTATACTGCAAATGTTTTACATGTGGTAATATGAAGTTAACCAAAGAGAAAAGGTCCGGAAATATTGTAGTAGAACCTGGTATTGAGTTAGGACATTGGATTACTAGAGAAAACGAACAGGTAAGACATCATGAAAATAATGCCAGGCCTCAATGCACAAAATGTAATTGCTATAAAAATGGCAGGCCTGACATATTTGAGAGAAACCTAAGAAGCGAAATAGGTGATGATAAAGTAGATAAGGTTAAATCTATCTCTCTTATATCTATGCCTGTTAACGAATTTACATTAAGAGAAAGGGCAAAATATTACAGAATATTAACCCATAAATTACAAAATGAATTAAAAGTAAAATATTGGTAAAATGAAATATTTAGTAGTACCGGGACTGCCAACAGTAGCAGATCATATAATAGAAAATGTGGCGTTTGAATACAATAAAATATCTTTGCAAAAAGAAGGTTATGAAGTAACACCGCATAATATAAAAGGAAAGGTAAGGAAGAGATATATCACCGAAGCAAGGCAAGTATCTATGTTCCTTATAAACAAACATTGCAGAATCAGAAACACTAAGCGCATGGCTCTAAAGTCTATTGGAGACATGTTTGGTAATCGAGGGCATGCAACAGTAATTCATTCTATAAAGGTTATTGATAGGTTAAAAGATAACCCATATCAACTTTTAATAAATAAAGAGACATTTAATAATTTACTTAAAACACAGAATCATGGTGGAAATTAAAACACTAGAAGTAGGAAAAATTAAGGTTAATAATAAGATTGTTACTATTGACTGCAATACTATTGTTAATGAATATGATTTAGATCCTGCCGAATTATCTGCTGTTCTAAATTACATTGACAATAGCAGATCCAGACAAATACAATCATCAGTTGTGTCAGGCTGATTATAAAGGGATATTGCCATTATTACCATGTATCATTGTAGTAAAGCCATCATCCTTTTTTGTCCTCCTTTTTAGTTTACATTCTGGACAGTCAGCCATAAGATCTTTAACTTCATTGTTTCTTATAACAATTTTAGATCGTTCTACGAATGAATGCTCCCCATAGCGGGAGCATTTTTTATTATTGCAAATATATGTAGGCATTATCTTAGTTTATTATTATTGTTTCTTAAATCACTTAACTCAAACTGCTCTACTACTGCTTCAGAGGCTTCTGTAGCAAACACTATTATAAAGTATCTCGCTGTGGTTTTAGTACTCCTTAACATTATTTCTCTTTCAGCAGCACTAAAAGAATCAATCCTTTTGCCATTAACCAGTTTAAATATCTCTCCATCCAAACTTGCATAAAGATACATTGCTAACTTATTTTCTAATATTTCTGCCATATTAAGTTGTTTTTTTTGTTGTTACTCCTTTATACCTGGCAACTAATCTCTTAATTGTTTTTAGATTAAGGTCATTTAAAGTAAAAGGCCTTGTCCTTATTAATATACCAATCTCCTGATCTGTCCTCTCCTTTGTTATTCCATATATTTTTACTCCGGATAATGCATAACCATTAGGATAGTTTTCAATAAACTCTTTAAAGTGTTGACTAGATTTATACCAGGTGTTTGCATTATGACTATAAACATAAGTATATTGATAATTCCTTACACCATCTGTTTCACTAGGGTTAGAGATTAATATTTCTTCATTAACCTGATCGTATGCAATTATTGCACCAGTTAAGAATGTATTAAAATCAGTCTTGCTTATAGCATTATTAAGATTTACGACATTTAATGTGCCGTCAATAGATTGATTATAATTATCATCACTATTCAAATAAGTATCTGGCTTTCCCTCCATAACTTTACTAATCTCTTGAACCTTTCTCCCGGTCAACACCATTAAACCTTTTTCAGAGGTAAACAAGATTCCCCCCAATACTTGAGTAATACTATTTTTATTATTACATATATCATGCGTTAATGGGTGTACGGATGAATACAATACATCTCCGGTCCCCTGTTTCAATAAATATATTCCATTGCTAGTAAACAGAGTTATTGGATATTCGCCAAACTGTCCTTCTGACATTGGAACGGCCTGCGTACTTATTCCTAATATTTCATTTGTTAGTTTTCCTATACGATAGGAGTTTTCTGCGGGATAATAAAATAGATTATTAAGTTTTGATACTTGTAATCTGTTCTTGTCAATATGTAAATTATCTATATCAACATTTATTAAGTCCCCAGTAGAAACAAGATTAAATGACTTATACTGAAAAACCCTTAACCCTACTCCATCATGTAAGGCATACTGATTATTCCATGTATAAGGCTCAACTTGTTCATAAGCCAGGTTTAAAAATTCATGTCGTGTAAGGTCAATAGATCCTAACAATCTGTAATCTCCATTTACATATTGTACATATTTAATATTAGTTGCTCTTTCATCAGGATAAGATACTACCTGGTTTAAAAACATGTGATATTCATTAACCTTAACATCTCCAAATATAGCAATATCATCATGCTTCTTAACAACATACTTTGTTTCACTATCAACTTTTAAAGTAGTTATAGAGTAAACGTCCCATTCATGCGGAGGAGTATTTCCATCCCCAACATAAGAAGGAGAATCCATTGTAGTTAATAATTCTAATTGCTCTGGCTCAGGAATAATACCTGTATCTAACAAAGCCTTTACAGACATGTTATAACCATCATTAAACCTAGTAGTAGGGCAACCAATATGTAACTTGGAATTGTATTCAAAAACAACATCACTAAATATTTTATGTGCTGTAAAGTTGTCAACCCCTAAAGAAGATTTAGTTTCTAGGGTGTTTAAGTCGCCTGTATCTATAATAATATTATTGGAGGTAACTAACTCGGATATGTTTAATTCATGTACCTTATAAAACAGATTTAAGTCTGCTACAGTATCAGTAATATCAGAATATGGATAGTTATATTTATTCCCATAATCAGGCAGATTATTGCCCTGATATATCAGATCATTAACTTCTGTTATATTTACGTCCCGGTCCTTTAATGGTTTTGTCATATAAATAACAATCTTATTGATAACTCCATCATATAATTGTAAGTTATCAATTTGCTCTTGTGTAAAGTTTAAGTAAAATCTAGGCTTACAGAAATAACCATACCAGGCATTTACTACACCAGTATCTTTCTTGTCTGTTAGTCTAGGTGTTGCCATATAATCATCTTCCAGGTCTGCTGCCTTTCCTGAAAACTGTTGCATACCTAAGAAATGATAATATGGAGTAGTAGGCATTATTACTGTGCCGTCTGCCATCTTGAAAGCAACCCTAAAAAAAGTATGCCCATTGCAATATCCTTCTTTTTCTATTTCATCTATTGAATTTCTTAAATCACTCATTGCCTGCTTCCAATGCGTTTCCTCTGGATTAGCAGCAGGATAATAAGAAACTGCTGCACCCGCCTGTCTCTCTGGTCTTGATTGTATTGTCTCCCCTTGCTTATATGAACAAACAGAATATAATCCATGATCCATAGGTGGCATTAAAATATATTCCTCCGATTCAACATTGAATTTGAAAAAGTAAACATTCTTATTAGTGTTGATTATTAAGAACAAACCAAAGTGATATATTTTTTTAACATCTTCCCCATCAGTAAACCCCAATAAAGTTGTAGATGTTTGGTCTAAAGCCTTTACTAATTCAACACTTGATGTTGCAGGATTTCTTTTTACTGAAATAAACCAATCCTCCGGTGTAACCGGATGCCTGTAAAATTGGCTATATAATTCTAAGTCTCTTAGGTCAATTAAGTCATAGGCTACGTCTTTATATGGCATTAATTGCCATTGTCCGTTTTTATTTCTTAGGTTTATTATTTCATCACAATTACCATCCTTACTCCCTAGTAGAGACTTGCTTCGATTTATCCCGGTTATTTTTAATTCCTTCATTGCTTAATCTTTAATATTATAATCTTCCTTTACCTTTTGTAAAAAATCCGACATTGTTTTTTTTCCTTCTTTTGGAGGCTCTTGCTGTGCCGGAGATAATTCATGTAAGGTTTTTAGGGCATTTACTAAAGAATCTGTTTTCTTCTCATACTGTACTAGAGTTTGTAAACGTGCCAACGCATACTCTTTAACAGTCAATATATCCTCCATAAACCTTTGCTCCCTGTCCTCAATAGAAAGATCACCATCAGGCTCTTCTTTCTTTATAACAGCAACAGTAGATATTCTCTTAATAAAATCATTATTAACTTCTTCCCCTAACTCTTTATCCCATTTTCTGAGAGTATGCTTGCTTACTCCTAAAAACAATGCTGTTTTATTCAGGTCCCCATTATTAGCCCTTAATTGCAATAATGCTTGCAATCGTTGTTCTTTACTGAAATTTGGCGACCTCTTTTTTCTTACTGTCATTTACATATTACTTTATAAAGCAACATCGAAAGTAAATAACCAGGAATGAAATAACATGTAATTAATTCATTATTTTGTAATGTGTTTAAGAAAATAAAAATAAATAATGGAATTAATGCTTAAAAAAAGGATGATCCTTCAAACTTTCAGCGACCTCTATCTCTGTGATTTTGATATAATCCATTAATTGAGCAACAGTAGCATGTCCGGTAATTGTCATAATTGTTTTAATAGGTATTCCGGCCAGGTACATATTAGTTGCTAAGGATCTCCGGGCAGTATGTGTAGTAATAAGTTCATACTTCTTATAAGTTGTTCTTACCTTTTCTTTTCCTTCTGTTCTAATCTTTGTAACCTCCTGGTTAATGCCTGCTTTTTCTCCTACAGTTTTAATATATTTATTGAGTTTTACATTACTTATCGAATGTGGTAATTCTCCGTTTCGCTTATCTAATATTTCTTTAACTATTTTATGTTGGGGTATTACTAATTGTGTATCTGTTTTCATTGTTTTTTGCACAATAAACTCTCCCTTAGAAAAGTTTACTCCTTTTAAGTCCGAATAATCACCATACCTTAATCCAGTTAATGCTCCTAGTAAAAACAAATCGCAAGCATTATCTAAATGATCCTGCTCAAACTTGTGCTTATGCAATTTTTTTAATTCATCCATACTAAGATAAATATTGTAAACCTTCTCCTTAGTCCTTTTAAATCTTGATGCCCTATGTTTTACTGAATTAGTATAACCATCTTCTATTGCCCGGTTCATAATTAGTTTAACACCTGCTATTACTTTCCCAATATAATTTTTAGTATAATACCTCTTATCTTTTCCATAGGGAGTATTTTTCATATAAATAACAAGATCATCATGGAATTGCGCATCAACTTCTTCAAAGGTAAGGTTAGGTCTGAATTGCTCTATCAGTCTTATGGCAGAATGTATTGCCTTATGTGATTTTCCCAATTCCCGATATAACTTTACTAGATGATCTCCATATTCGATAAATGATTTAAACTCCTTTTTAGGTTCTGCTTTACCTAAAAGCAAATCCATCCCCGCCTTTAAGTCTGCATTGGTAACTGGTTTTTTTTCCAGGTGCAAATTATATTCTACTTCTTTTAATATTTTCTCATGCTTATCCAGTAAAGAGTTTAACAATGATAGATCCGTTCTCCCTTTTCTTTTTTTGGCCCTATTATTATTTTTACTCCAAAGGTCAATATCTATTCTTTGTCCTACTGAATAAACAAACCTAGTCCCATTATGCCAATAGACAAGAAATATTGCTCTAGTTTTATCAGGAGTTTCTTCCTCATTTTCCTTATTGGGTTTTTTGTAAAGTTTTCTTAGTTCATATCTTATACTTCCCATAATTCGCAAAGATATATGTTTTTTTCAAAATCAAGTGGCTATATAGGTGGCGGTTTGTTCTATAGATAACTATCTGTTAACTATCAATAAAAAAGAGAAAACCCCCTCAAACTTACATTTGAAGGGGTTTTGCTATAGTTTACCTATAATTAACTATAGGTCTGTGTGATCCCGGCAGGATTCGTCCACCTTGTTTTAATTGTTTGTTTATGAATTAGTTATATTTTATTTTCAAATTCAAGTGGCTATATTGATGGCGTTTTGTGATTTTAGATTGCATAAATACAGCACCCTCTCATGCAAATATAATCAATATTAACTATACTGTTTCTTCCTTAACTGGAATAATCTATTTGTAATTAAATCGGTCCTGGCTTCATCTCTTTTTGTTAGGAATTTTATTTCTTCATCCTTATGTGCTACCAGGCCCCACCATGATGCTAATACATGATATAGAATATATTTTTTAACCCCATCATCCACAGTAAGTAGGTTATTATCATTGTAAGCATCTTCATCAACAATCTTAAATCCATAACAATTAACAATCGCCTGATTATCTGAAATAGGAACAGACTGATCCAGTATTAATGCATCTGTTACTCCGGTTGTCATTTTAAGTACAATCTGGAAAGCATCATTTACAGCATCAGCAATAAATATTTTAAACGCATCTTCTTCATCAGCACTCATAGCATATTCATCTATCATTGCCTCTCCTTTTTCATTTAGTAATGTTTTGGCCCTGTACATTGTACGAAGAGAAACATTATCAAACATATTTTTAGATTGATAATAAAAAGTTATCTGCTTGGGACTTGTATTTTCCGGGTATTTTGTATAACTCATAGTTTTTTATCTTTATAATATTCTGTATTTTTTTCTTACTCTTTGTCCGTACATTAAAGCGGTCCTAATCGAATCGAATGCTTTTTCGCATTTATCCTCATAAACTGCTGCACCAGGAGCATATCCTTTTATCTTTAGCCACTCCTTAACTATATAATATATTAAGGCTTCTGCTACTGCCATTTGTAATATTGGTATAACTTTTCCAATTTTAGCACCTGAATATAATTCTATTTCGTATATGATACTTTCTGGAAATTCTGGATCAGTAGAATCTGTTACCTGGTATGGAAAATCAATATCTTCTGTATATGCTCCTATTAATTCAAGAACCCTTGCTCCTGCCTCATACATATAAGTATAAAATATATCATCCTCTGAACTTGTAATTGGAATAACGTCTGCGATTCTAATTGAAGTATTCCCTTCCTTAGTACCTACAGGATCACTTAAATAAACTGACTGGACCTGTACCCTCTCAAATATCTCCTTCTTTTCAAATACTAGTTTTATACTCATTTGCTATTTGTTTTAAAACTTAAAATAAGTGAAATAAAAAAGATTATTCGTGTAATGAATCCACTTTTTATTATGAAAAATAAAGTTTAATTTCATCTAACCTTCGGAGCAATAAACCTCTTAATGGCTTATTATTTGATTTACGAAACCCTATCCATTCATCCGCTATTTCAAGGTTTTTAGGGTTTTCTTTTATTAGTCTAAATGTATTAGACTTTTCAAAATTACCTATGCCAATATTAAAAACTAAACATACTATGGCATCAAAATTATTCTGATCTATGTCTAAATATTTAACTAATCTGTTTACTTGCGCTTCAACTATTTCAAGATCTACTTTTAACAAGACTTCTGCTGTATGCTCTGATATAGGTGTCATGTTAATAGATGCAGTCCTGGTATGTCCATAACCTACTGTTGGTATTCCAGAAGGACATAAATAAGGCTCGCTTCTAAAAGTTTCCCACGCCTTAATAATATCTATGCCTGCCGGTCCTGTTTTTCTTATTGCTTTCATAGTGTAAGTATTAATAAAGGGGAGAACCCTTTTAGTCCTCCCCTTATACATTTAAAACATGAATACTAATTTTCTTGCTCTGTTAGAGGCTTTAAGACTGTATCAAAGATTTCATCAATAATGCCGTACACTATTGGCAAATCTTCCGGGCGAAGTTTTGCTTTTAACTTTTCCAGGCCCATGTTGTCTCCTAATTTAATAAGAAGGCCATCCACCGCTTCATCAATGCCTTTACCTTTGTAAAGATCATCTAAAATTTTCTCCTGTTCAGGAAGGAGGAATCCTTTTCTTTCGTCTGACATTTTTCTAATTGTTTAATTATATTTAATTTAATTGCTTCTTTACCCTCACTCTCGTAGAGTTGGGTACTGTTTATTTTTATTGTTATTTTGAAATAACTCGTTAGTTTCTTTAATAATTTTTTCATCTTCTGTAGTTAATATGCTAACTGAACCTATCCCTGCTGATGCTGATATTACTAATGGCATTGCAGCCGTAGCCCATGCAGGCAATGCAATAGGCAATAAGGCAACTGTCGCTGCTCCTGCCCCAATAATAGCAGAACCTATTGCTATTACTTTAAATAACTTTGGTGATTTTGACCTTAACCTTAAACCTAATAATCTGAATATTTTTTCCATTACAAACCTCCTAGTTTTATCATTGCTAGCAATGCTCCAATCATTGCTACTACTGCAGTCTTAACTACATATTCTACCCATTTGCCAGCATACTTTTTAGAATTTAATTCATCTGTCTGTTTATTCTCTGCTAACTGTGTTGTCAGCAGTAGTTTTATTTCAGTTAAATCCTCTTTTATATTTTCAACATAAGTTTCAACTTTAACAAGTCTCTCTAAATTATCTTCCATAGTAGTGCTGTTTTAATTATTAATTTGATATTTTCTTTATAGCAAAGTTTGCCTTAATAGGAGTAAACACTCCTGTCTTGTCTGACCTAACTTTTAATTCCAGAGTATCAGATATACTGCAATTTATCTGCCCACTAATTGAACCTGCTAAATAATCGGGTGTTGTTTCTCCTGTCCTTGTGGATGAACTTAGAATAAATCCTATTTCGGGTACTTCTACACTATTTTTAAATAGTGTAACCTGCACAAATGAAAGATCTTCGGAATAATTCCATGAACTAGAAAATATTATTTCATATTGGCCCTCATTAGTAATAATAAAACCATCAACTGTTGAGTTTATATTTACAACATCTCCCCTAGTCCATCCATGAATATCATACCAGGTATTTAATACTGGAATAGAAACTCCTGTACCGGAAACTTTATAAAGAGAAGCAAAACAAGGATCAAAATAATTTGTCAAATAAGTATCAATATATTGATACACCTGATCTCCTGTTGTTAATGCAGCACTCCCTTGAGAAACTGATGCTGTAGTAATTGATAACTCCGGTGTTGTTGTAGGATTAACAACTGTTAATTGTTCGGTTGTTGCACTTGTAACACTTGTTACAGAACCTCCTACAGAAAGAGATTCAAATTTATCTCTTATAGCATTCTTTGTTGCAGCATCTGTATTGTCGTTCCACGTTGTAGCATCATAAGCAATATCAGATGCCGGAGAACCTTGCCCCCATCTTGTTGTATCTTCGGGTGTTATTTGTGTTATATTCCAATAATCACTTAGATCCTGGTCTCCGGTGTTTGTTCCTGAGACTAAATCTAAAGAGGCCCTATTGTCATGTGTTACTGCTGATTGATCCCATGCACTAAAGATAGGATCTGTTTCTGTAGGTGATAAACCCCACCTTGTCGTGTCCTCATTGGTTATTTGTGTTATATCCCAATAATTACTTAGGTCCTGGTCTCCGGTGTTTATTCCAGAGACATTATTTAATGCTGTCCTGTTATAGTGAAATATGCCGGAAGTATCTTTACCTAAATTAATATTAACGTCCTGCCTAAGTTGTAATATAGAATCTAAAACACCTGTTACATTTAATTCTTCGCTTTTTGCACCAAAATAAATTTTACCATTTATTCTAATAGTATCACCTATAATATTGATATTAGAACCATCAGAAACAATATAGACTGTATCTGTGCCTACAACAAAACCTAGTTTAGATTCTCCTGCGGAATTAGTATTGACAATTAACCTACTAACAACATCACCATTGTTAGAATCTCTATAAACCTTCTCTTGTGCAAACAATCCTATCTGACACAAGACTAATAATATTGTTATTATTTTTTTCATATTGCTTGATCTGTTCCTGTATCGGCCCATTCTGTGCCGGTCCAATACTGTTGTTTAATTACATCATTTACTTTTACAAACCTTACATCTACATTAGATCCGTAAGGGATTAAATCCCAATAACTGCCATTCCAATAAAACCTATCAAATTGCCTTGCTGTCTGTGGATTCCCTTCTCCATCTAAGAAACTTGTGTACTCTGCCTGGCCTTCTTCCATGCAAATCCAATACACTCTGTTTTCAGGTACACCTGGAGATGTGCCGATGTAGGCTTTTCCGGCATATTCAGAAGCCACACTCCCGGAAGATATTAAACCTATTGGTATCAGAACGCTTTTACCCTGTCCATCAACAGCCCTAATCTGTAATGAATTAGAGGCTACTTCTACTGGTGTTAAATTTCTTTCATATATCATATATCCCTCCTTTCTTTATATTGTTTGATCTGCATGATAAACAGTACTAGATACAAGTATTGTTGTCATATCTACTGTAATAACTCCTCCATCATTAGCAGTAACAAATACCTCTTGTTCACTACTAGGTAAGGCAATTATGCATTGTCCGTTTTCGTCCCTTAATTTCCTTTTAAATCCTGTAGCGGCTAGTCCATACATATTTATACCTGTTGCTGCTTCCTCATTTTTAAGGATCAAGCCTTTGGTAGATATATTTCCTGCCCTTTTTAATATGTCAAATCTTTCACTCATTTATAACTTTGTTTATTTTATTAACTCCTTCTGTAGCAATAATGTTAAGGTTTTTCCAGGCCTCTACTTTATTTACTTTTAATTGTCCTGCTTCTGTATAATAAACCCATACATAGATATAGTCAACATACCATGTTGGAGCATTTCTAGGATCTTCCGTCATAGCCTTTAGGTCAACAAGAAAACCTGAATTAATCTCTGCTGCTGACCATCCATTATTTCCCCATTTGTCGGCAGTCCCTCCAAAACTCTGTTGATATTCTGAAGTATATAGTGTAGGAAAGTTTTTAGTAAATGCGGTATAATTCCCATTATCATTCGCTGCTATTGATATTGAAGCGAACGATGCATTATTATGAGTAAACCAGTTATCAACTCTAACAACTATACCATCAATCGTTGCGCCTGTAGGAATAGAAAAACTATTTGTATGCCAATAACCACCTACTTCATAATCTTCTAATTTTACTGTAGCCCTGTATGAATCATTAGAATAAGCATAAGTAGGATTAACAAAATCTGTTGCTTGTTCGTAACTGTTCATTGTT